ATGGATCAAGATTTAAAGGCGCATGTAGCACTTGAAAGGGTGGAACTGATTGCACGGCTTACTACGGAAGGTGGATGTCAGGAAAGGGATCGGGAAGTGGCGTTGCTTATGATTGCCGATTTGGCGCGTGGTATGACATTCCAAGACAGTCAGTTTCAGGTGATTTTTTCAGCCCGGCCGTTAGAGAGCTGATAGCTGATGAGATATGTAAAAGAACAAAAAAATCAGCTATTTATATGCTCGCTTAGCGAGATGGTAACAAGTGGCTTGAACGACATTCCTTTGATGATAGAGCGAGTCTATCAGGGTGAGGCTTGCTAACAGTAAAGCAGTCTCAAGAAAGGAACATAGACGATAAACATCATTAAATTATTTTATATATAACGGCCCCATATTTGATAATATGCGGCTGTTTTTTTTGGGGATTACACACATTTAAAAGGAATAGTATGGGAACTATAATCGCTTTATTATCTCTTCTTTGCTTACTTGCTTTCATCGTTGGGCTGATTAAACCTTCAGTGGTTCGAATGCCAAATCGAATAAGGTCGAGCGTTATCTATCTTGGTGGGTGGCTTGTTTTAAGCATTCTCGGCTCCACCTTATACCCTTCATCGAAATCACACGCACCAAGCCAGGAGTCAGTTCAAGCCGCTAAGGAAAAAACTGAACCGACGCCGCGTGTTTTTGAGTTTGCTGACATGAGTCTAAAGGGCTATCGCAATGAGACAAAAAGCGCCCGGCATAAAATCGTAGCAGATTACACCGCTTTTAAGGCGATGCCTGATGCGGCCATTGATGGTATGTATGCTTGCCTTAGCGAATACAGCTTTACTAAATCAGATGATTTAAAACTTAATGAAGTTTTCGGATGGTGTTATGCAGAATATGAGCGCACACCTGAATCTTTAGCCAAGAAAATAAATTTTGATACATTCCAAGAAAACTTTAGCGGGTGGGATGGGTCATATAGGCCGTTAGAAAGATTCATCAAAGATAATATGAATGATGATTCATCATATAAACATGTTTCAACGTCATATCGCTTAATCTTGGGTAAAGATCCTCACGCTATCGTAAAAACTGTATTCCGTGGAAAAAACGCATATGGTGGGACCATCAAAGATGAGATCGCCGCCCGCGTAGACCTTCAAACAGGTGAGTTAGTCAAAATCATCAAGTAACCACGGTTGCGGTGTAAGGGCTATGCATACATAGAGTGCATGGATCTGCACGCAGAGAGACACATAGCAAAACCTCAAAGGCTCCAGTGCTGGAGCCTTTTTAGTTGGTTCATGCACCTGCATGAAAAGCGATGCACAAAGCGGGCAGGCGTGGCGGGGATAGCATTGCGCGCGAGTTAACAAAAATGTTTGCATTTATCTATTTGTGCGGCTATTCGCATCTATCGGATTATCTTTAGAAAAAATTGATATGCCTCTTCGCTACGTTAACAACCGCTGTAAGCGGAAAGCGGACATTGGCAAAATGAACGTCAAACATTATAGTCATGATTGTAATGACGGCTAGCAGTTCGATGATTGAGTTACAGTTCCCTTAATCACTAGCTCATGCCTACTCGCTTTTTAGCTCTTACTATAGGCCTAATGGTTAGCATCACCAGACTCAGCACTTGTCATGTACTTATTAAGAATTATAAAAAACCAAAAAAGCTGTTTATGGGACGAACAATCTCTTCAAAGCAACAATTTTGGTGTGGTTTTTTATAGTGCTAAGCGGTGAAAATTGCGCACAGTATCGACCTAAGTCAATAGCATTGCTCAAAATAACAGCAGATAACAAAGGCTTATCGAAGGAAGGTTTGATTAAGCTTAAGCCTTACTGGGTGGTGAAATAAAATGATGAATGAAAATGATTTCAAAGAGTTATCTCCGAGAGTTCACGAAGGACTGTTTAACTCCGCGCATGTGAACTCAGGCGTTCCCATCCCAAAAACACTGCGCATTCAGTTATTTAGCGCAGATGAATGGGAGGAATTTACCGAGGAGTGGGCTTCATCTCTAAAAAGTTCATACCATTGTATCAAGCGTTTTTCTGGCTCAGGTGATAAAGGGCTAGACGTTGTAGGCTTTATTTCTTCGAATCAATTTAGCGATGGGTGGGATAACTACCAGTGCAAATTTTACGATGCTCCTTTAACACCTTCTGATATCTGGGTTGAATTCGGAAAGATTATTTACTTTACTTATTGTGGTGACTACCCGTCCCCAAGAAAATATTATTTTGTGGCTCCAAAGCAGGTTGGGACAAAATTAGGTAATTTGCTTTCCGATGCGAAAAAATTAAAAGAAGAACTTAAAAAAAACTGGGTAAAATATTGCGAAGATGGCATTACGTCCACTACCAAAATAATACTTGAGAAAAGGCTACTTGCACATTTGGATGCTTTCGATTTCACGATTTTCGAATCGATTTCACTCGTTAGCATGATCGAACAGCATGCTTCAACGCACTTCCACTCCGTCAGATTTGGCGGTGGGCTTGGTGCTCGTCCTGAACCAAAAATTCCGCCGGAAGATACAGTGTCTCTGAATCATCGTTATGTAAAACAGCTTTTAATTATTTATGCAAAGTCTATTGGAGAAGACCCTAAATCTGTCGATCTTTCCCTGCTTAATAAAAATGAAGGAATAAAAATTAAATTTAGAAGACAACGTGAGCGATTTTATCATGCAGAGTCATTACGTAATTTTTCTCGTGATACAGTTCCCCCTGGCGTCTTCGAAAATCTTCAAAATGATATTTATGATGGAGTTGTAGACGTTTTCGAATCCCATCATAAGTGCGAGATAGAACGTTTAAATGTAACGATGGGCCAAGCAGCTAATGTAGCCGTCGATGCAAGTCCGCTTGCCAGTGTCACTCGTCCGCGAGACAAACAAGGAATTTGTCACCAGCTTGTAAATGAAAGTCGCTTGAGTTGGAGTGAATTAGATGAGTGAAGAAATTCAACCGAACGTCACTATTTTTAATAGTGCTTTAGAAACAGGTGTTCGATCACTGATAATTCTTACCGCTAATTATCCAAATACTTTGGATTTACAACGACTAGTTGACTTCGACTATCTGGTTGTTCACTCAGGCGATGTCAACGGACCAGAGAGCCTCCATCCACCTATCCCGATGCGAGAAGGTGAGCTTCTTGTTAGACGTAAAATCATCGAGTCAGGCCTTGCATTGATGATGAGCCGAGGTCTGATTACCAGAATAATAGGTGTAGAAGGGATCGTATATCAAGCTAGCGATTATGCCAGACCATTTGTCGATTCTCTGGTTACTCCTTATATGCGATCTTTGGATAAAAGAGCAAGCTGGGCCGTGCGTACATTTGGAGGTATGGACAGTCAGGAGTTCCAGAATATGATACACAAGTTTTTTAACAAATGGACTACGCAATTCCACCCCTTACAAAAATTTGGTAAGTGATTAATAAAATGAATGAGACAATTAAAATAAAGAATATTTGTTTCTTAGGTGAAAAGATTGAAGCGGCTTTGATTAATTTCGAACAAGGCTTAACCGTAGTCTGTGGAGCATCAGATACCGGAAAATCTTTTCTTGTCGAGTCTATTGATTTCTTATTAGGTGGGAAAGACTTAAGAATAATTCCTGAGCTTGAAGGTTATGAAAAAGCTAGGATTGTTATAGACTCTTCAGAAAAAGGCATTTGGACATTTGAACGTAGTATAGTTGGCGGCAATTATAAAATTTTTAAAGGAGATGTCAGAGATGATACTGCTGTCCAAGCCAGCGGTAAGATCAAGATGAAACATGCAGCTGGCCTGGAAGATAATATTTCGGGTTGGCTTCTCGGTGCTTTAAATTTGCTGAGGAAATTTGTACGCAAGAATGCGCAGGGAGATTGTCGTTCTCTGAGTTTTCGTGATATTGCACGGTTTGTTATCGTTGATGAAAGGGAAATAATCCGCCAAGACTCTCCATTCCTAACAGGACAATATGTTTCTAAGACTGCTGAAAAATCTACATTAAGATTTATGCTTACAGGGATTGATGATAGCTCTATAATTCAATCAGACGCACGTAAACAGTCAGAGTCAAATGATCAAGCAAAAGTCGAGCTTCTTGAGCAGTGGATAAGTGATTTGGAAGATGAAATTACCGAAAAAAGTCTAGATCACGAAGAACTAACAGAGCAATTAGAAAAGCTCGAATTATCTATTTTTTCGAGTAAACAACAAATTCAACTGGCTCAGTCACAGTTCAATGAAATGATGAAGCACAGGAGAGATATTGTGAAAAGCCGAGAGGAGATGAAAGACAGATTAGACGATATAACCAATATGTTAGTTCGTTTCGATTTATTGAAGTCGCAATATGTATCAGACTTACATCGTCTAATGGCGATTGAAGAATCTGGTTCACTTTTTGTTCACTATGAACGAGTTTCCTGCCCTCTTTGTGGCACGCTTCCCAGCGCCCAGCATAATTCCGAAAAGTGCGAAGGTTATGTCGAATCTATAGTGATTGCAGCAATCGCAGAAATGGAAAAAATTAAAGTTCTTGCAAGCGATCTTAACTCTACAATTACTGCATTGAATGAAGAGTCTGCTTATTTATCAAAAGAGCTAATTAAGATAGAAGAGGAATTTGAAGATATTGATATTAAGGTAAAAAATTCTCTTGCACCCGAACTTTCAGGTGTTCAATATGACTATGCCTTGCTTGTTGATAAACGTAGCAGCATTTTGTCTCACCTTTCGTTCTTTACAAGATTAGATAAGCTTATCTTACAAAGAAATGAGCTATCCGAAGAAGAAGCACTTGAGGTTGGTGATGATAAAATTACTACAAAATTACCTAAGAAAGCTTTAAAGGATTTTTCTAAAACGGTTAAAAGAATACTTGAAGCTTGGGATTTCCCTGACACAGGTAGTGTGTTTTTTGATGAAAAATCTATGGATTTTGTTATTAACGGTAAACTTCGTGGAAATAGAGGGAAAGGCCTCAGAGCAATAACGCATGCTGCCGTAACTTTGGGGCTGTTTGAATATTGCAAAGAGCACTCATTACCGCATCCAGGATTTGTTGTTCTTGATTCTCCCCTACTGGCCTACTATAAGCCAGAAGGAAAAAGTGACAGCCTAAAGGGCTCGGCGCTTAAAAAGAAATTTTATAAATATTTGCTCGAAGAACATTCTGATAGCCAAGTTATTATTATTGAAAACGAACATCCGCCAGAAATTTTTGCAGATCAGATTGAACTAACAATTTTTACTAAAAACCCTAAACATGGGCGTTTTGGTCTTTTTCCTCCGAAAGCAAGCCATGAGATGAAGTAGATAAATAGGTGACTTCATCGTTAGATAAGGTTCAAGTGGTAAGGCTACAATATTTATATTTAAGAAATTTATTAAAATGTTGCAGCCTTATATTTTTTATTGTAGATATCTGTTATGCAACATGCTCGATGCTTCTCATTGATTAACTCGCTATGATGTGAGTAACGTCCGCTTATGGCAAAAAGTGGATGTTAAAGCATAACTATGTACTACAATTTTTCATGACGGGACTATTTGTCTATTGGAAATGATCGAGTAGTTTGCAAACAGGTGTTCAATTCAAATGCAAAGGACTGTTAGGTTATGTTCCATTACACACTCGTGCGACATTCTGTATGTTTATATTTTCTCAGGGTTGTGTTGGTTTTTTGAATGTTATAGTGTGCCACTAAGGAATTATTAGATGCACATTAATAACACATGCAGGTGATACCAAAAGTGACCCTATGTATTTTGCTGCGACGCAATGGGTGGTTAACTTCATCAGGGTATAATTGGATAACTTAGGAATTAAACCATGATTAACACGTTGAAAGTTAAAGATCATGTGGCCGTAATCATGTTTGACCCCGACATTGAGATGTTTAGTGGGGAGTTCATTGGGCTAAATGGCGGGGCTGATTTTTATGCAAGTAGTGTTGACAAGCTTAAAGAAGAAGGAGCTAAATCACTTTCCATCTTTTTAGACGAATGTCGTGAAATAGGGATTGAACCATACAAAGTTTTCGGCGGTAATCTAAGTGTATGCCTTACACCAGAACGCCACCATGCTTTAACTATTATTGCGCAGGCTCATGGGGCGTCCATCAATGAACTACTCGACGAGGCCATTGATTTAGTGATCGCCAAGCACGCTTGACCTCGCCATAAAAAACCGGCCAGGATTGGCCGGTGCAAGGTTACTCATTAGTCTCCAGATTATACGGCCTGAAGGTGATTACCTCCCGGCCGAGCCAGGCATTCATCTCTTTCATACGTTCCTGCAACGGCGTCAGCTCATTACGCACGAATACCTGTGACGCCTTTACCGCATCCCCAAAGCCGCCGGAGTTATCCGGGATAATCCCCATCATCTGTGGCGGCACGCGATGCGCGCTTAACAGGTCGTCGCGGCTGGCCTTCTTGATATTGAAAAAGTCGTCTTTGGTGGCAACCTCACTGAGCGGCAAGATTTTGATGCCGTCCGGCTTGCCGTTCGGCGCGTACATAAATAGGTTGCGGAAATTCCCCAGCCCTTTGGTGTCGCGCATCGCCTGGCGCATCTTCTCAATGTCACTGCTGCTCTGCGCGGCGTCGGTCATATACAGGATGTAGCCCGCGTGCGCCCCGTTCTGATAATACTTGCGCCGAAACAGCGTGGCTGACTCATTGAGCCATGCGGAATTAAGCGCGCTAAGGTATTCCGGCAGCCCGTAAAGCTCCTGGTTGATGTCCGGCTCGAGCAGATGAAACACGCTGCCGGCTGCAAATTCATGCGGCTCTTTCCAGTCATTCACAAACCAATACACCCCCTCCTCAATGCCCCGGCGGGTAAATTTAGCCGGTGAGCACTCCAGGCGCAGCGGCGCGCCAAGCGCGTTTTTGCGCAGCTCAACAAAGGCATTCCCGAACACCAGATAATCGAGCGCGATGCGGCTGAATTCCTGCTGTGTCAGCAGCGGGTGCGGCACAAAGGTAGAGGCCAGGATATTGCGTTTCACGTAAATCGGTGAGCTGTGATGCACGGCGGCGCGCAGGCTTTTCGCCAGCCCGTGAAAGCTTACCGGCGGCTCATACCAGCGGCCGTTACCGATGCACTCGGCATAATCCAGAATGTCGCGCTTATCCATCACCGGCGTCGGATCACCGAAGTTGAATGCCTGCGGCTGCGGCGCGGCGGGTTGCTCGGGTAATGCCCGGGTGAATGCCTTGCGACCTTTGCGTTTGCTCATCAGTAGAATTCCAGAATAGAAGGGGTTGCGCCGCCGTTTGCGGCGGTCAATGGTTCGTTAAGCAGGGCGTGCATAATGGCCCAGGCCACATCAGCATGGCTGGCATCCTCGCTGCGGCTCGCCTCATAGGTTGAGCGGCTGCCGCTGGCGGTCATGGTTTTGCGGATCGCCATAAATGACTGTGTGATGTCGGTGTGGCCTGCGTCGTACTCCAGGCGACCGCTGCTGATGGTGTCTTTCGCTTTAAGCACCATCGCGGTTTTGATTTCCGGCGTGTAGCGAATTTCCCGCGCTGCCGGGTAGAACTGGCGCACCAACTGAAATACGCCCTGACCGATGCCGGTCGCATCCACGCCGATATACTCCACCGTGTATTTTTTGGTGAGTTCCTCAATGGATTTCGCCTGCGCGGCAAAGTCCATGCCGCGCCATTGATGGCGCTCCAGCACGCGGAATTTTGCGCCTGCAACCAGCGGCGGCGCGATCACCGCGCAGCCTGCGCTGTCGCCGGTGTGTGACGGGTCGTAGCCTATCCACACCGGGCGATAGTCAAACGGGCGCAGCGAGTACGGGTTAAAGTCGTTCCACTCTTCCAGGCTGTCTATCATGCAGCCTTGCAGCTCCTTGAACGGGAACACGCTCGCCTCATCATCCACAAACTCACACATCAGCAAGTTTTGGTATTCGGCCGGGCTGTACTCCAGCGAGAGCTGATCCAGGTCAAACAGGTTGCAGCCACCGGTCAGCGCGTCCTCGACCGTGACAATCTGCCGCCACTGACCATCCCCGCACAGCGCGCCTTTTGACAGGTGACTGTGGCTGAGATCCAGCTCAATGCGATCCGACTTATTGCGCCGCCCCTTGTTAAACAGCTCGCCTGACCAGAACGGATAGGCGCTGTGGGAGAGGCTCGACGGCGTTGAGAAGTAGGTAGAGCGCCATTTTTTATGCAGGGACATCCCGGAGGCGACTTTGCGCAGCTCCTGGAATTTAGGTATCCAGAAATATTCATCCAGATACAGGTTGCCAGTGTAGCTCTGTGCGGTGCGCACGTTGGTGCCGAGGAAAATCAGGCGGGCACCGTTCGGCAACACAATGGGATCGCCTTTCAGGTCAACGTCAACCTGTCGGGCAAAGTCGATAATGTAATTTTTGAAAACGTGCGCCTGTGCCTTACTGGCGGATAAAAATATCTGGTTGCGCCCGGTGGTCAGCGCATCGATGAGCGCCTCGCGGGCAAAATAGAAGGTCGCCCCGATCTGGCGCGACTTGAGGATGTTGCGGATGCGGTGCGCCAGTCCGGCCTTATGCCAGTTGAGCTGGTAATCAAAGCAGCCGTCCATAAACAGCCGGGTCAGTTTATTGGTCTGCTCATCGCTGAAGACGTTTTTAATCACCGGCTGGCGCTCGCCTTTGTTGCGGTTGCGCACGTTCGGATTGAGATCGGCCTCGTTGCCGGTGTCTTTGTAGCGGTTCACGCGGGCCAGGCGCTCAATCTGACGGCCCAGCGCGTCTATCTCTTTGTAATCCCCGTTGCCTTTCACCTCTTTCATGATGAGCTGGATTAACCGTGCTTCTATGCTGACCTCAACGCGACTGATGGGCGCAACCTCTTCCCACGCGTCACGCAGCTTCCAGCTCTGCACGGTCGGAGTTTTGATATTGAGCGTTTCCGCAATCTGGCGCACGGAAAAGCCCTGCCAGTAGAGCAGGGCGGCCTGGCGGCGCGGATCGCTGATGATGGTGGTCGGTGTCGTGTTCATGCCGGTAAGGCTACCGGGGCAAAACCGGCCGCGCCTGCTGTCTCTGTAGTGTCACCGGGCAGCAAGATGGCTTTCATTGAGAGCGGCGTGAAAGACGGGGAAACTGCCCCCGAACTGATTTATCCCTTACTTACCGGAGCCTGATTTATGGCAACAAAAGCAAAGCGTTTTCGCATCGGCGTGGAAGGTGCCACCACTGACGGCCGCAAGATCTCCCGTGATTGGCTGGTACAGATGGCCGCCCAGTATGACCCCGCCGTGTATGGCGCACGCCTCAACATGGAGCACGTCAAAGGCTATACACCTGACAGCCCGTTCCGCCGCTATGGTGACGTGACCGCACTCGCCGCCGAAGAGATTACCGACGGCGCGCTGGCCGGGAAAATGGCGCTGTATGCTGACATCAATCCGACCCCGGAGCTGGTTGCGCTGACGCAGGCCCGCCAGAAGATTTACACCTCAATGGAAGTAAACCCAGAGTTTGCCGACACCGGTAAAGCCTATTTAGTGGGCCTGGCCGTGACCGACGATCCGGCAAGCCTCGGCACGGAAATTTTGAGCTTCAGCGCCAGCGCAAAAGCCAATCCGCTGGCCTCCCGCAAGCAAGCGCCGGGCAACCTGTTTACTGCCACCGAAGAAACCCTGATTGAGTTTGAGCAGGTCGCTGACCCGTCGCCGTCACTGCTGGAGCGCGTTACCGCGATGTTTACCGCCAAAAAGCAAACCGACGCCGAGCGATTCAGTGATGTGAACGCGGCCGTTACTGCCGTGGCCGAGCAGGTGCAACAGAGTGCAGAAGGTGCCGCGCAGCACTTTACCGCGCTGACTGACCGACTGGAGGCCCTGGAGCAGCAGAGCACCGAAGACCGCGCCGCCCTGCTGACCCTGACCGAAAAGCTGGCACAAACCGACGGCAATTTTACCCGCCGCCCGCGTGCCAGCGGCGCAGACGCGCACGCCAACGTACAAACCGACTGCTGACAGACCTCAATCTAATAACGAACAGGAACGCCCATGCGCCCAACTACCCGCTTTAAATTTAACGCCTTTATGTCACGTCTGGCCGAGCTGAACGGCGTCGACACCGGCGACATGAACAAGAAATTCACCGTTGAACCCTCCGTGACCCAAACCCTGATGAACCGGGTGCAGGAGTCCTCTGAACTGCTGACGCGCATCAACATCGTGCCGGTCGCGGAAATGAAAGGGGAAAAAATCGGCGTCGGCGTGTCCGGCTCGATTGCCAGCACCACCGACACCGCCGGGGGGGATGAGCGTGAAACCGCTGATTTTGCCGCCCTAGACGCAGAAGGGTATGAGTGCGTACAGGTGAACTACGATTTTCACATTCGCTATAACACCCTTGACCTGTGGGCGCGCTATGAGGATTTCCAAGCACGCCTACGTGACGCCATCATCAAGCGCCAGGCCCTCGACCGCATCATGGTGGGCTTTAACGGCACCTCCCGCGCCAAGACCTCCAACCGTGCGCAAAACCCGCTGCTGCAAGATGTGGCTGTAGGCTGGCTGCAAAAGTACCGCAACCACGCCCCGGCCCGCGTGATGAGCAAAGTCCTGAATGCCGACGGCTCCACGGCCTCGGAAAAAATCCGCATCGGTGAGGGCGGTGATTACGCCAACCTTGACGCTCTGGTAATGGATGCGACCAACACCCTGATCGAGCCGTGGTATCAGGAAGACCCGGAGCTGGTTGTTATCTGCGGTCGTCAATTGCTGGCTGATAAATATTTCCCGCTGGTTAACCAGACGCAGGCCAATACCGAGGCTCTGGCCGCTGACATGATTGTGAGCCAGCGCCGTATCGGCAACCTGCCCGCCGTGCGCGTGCCGTACTTCCCGGCCAATGCGCTGATGGTGACCCGTCTCGATAACCTCTCTATTTACTGGCAGGAAGGCACGCACCGCCGCCTGGTGAATGAAGAGGCGAAGCGCGACCGCATCGAAAACTACGAATCCATCAATGAGGATTACGTGATTGAGGATTACGCCGCGGGCTGCCTGGTCGAAAACATTGAACTCGGCAAGTTCACCGCTGCGCCAGCGGCCGGAGCGTAAGGCATGTTAAGCCCTGCCCAACGTCATGTGATGCGCCAGCAGGCGGTTGACGCCGCACAGCAGCGGGATAACCCGCTGCGCCATGCCAACGGTTACGAGCTGATGCTGATGCGCCTTAACGACGACAAGCGCCGCCTGAAAAAGCTGCACTCGGTCGAACGTAAGGCCGCTCTGAAACGTGAGCTGTTGCCGGAGTATGGGCCGTGGGTGTCCGGTGTACTGAGCGAGGGCAAGGGCGCGCAAGATGCAGTGCTGATGACCGTCATGATCTGGCGGCTCGATACGGGAGATATTCCCGGCGCGCTGGCGATTGCCCGCTACGCCCTGCAATACGGGTTAGTGCCGCCGGATACGTATAAGCGCAACAGCACCGCCTATCTGCTGGCCGAGGAAGTGGCCGACGCCGCAACCCGCGCCCGGACGTTAGAGCAGCCGGTAGATATTGACCCGCTGCTGGCAACGCTGGCGCTGACCAACGCCGAAGATATGCCGGATGTGGTGCGCGCCAAGCTGCATAAAATCATCGGCTATGTGCTGCGTGACACGGGCCGGGCTATTGATGCAATGGAACACCTCACCCGCGCCTTGCAGCTTGATGACCGCTGCGGCGTGAAAAAAGACATAGAGCGACTGGCGACCGTGCTGAAAAAGCAGGCCCTCGCCAGCCGTTAACGAACGCGCCCCGCGCCGGGCGGCAGAGCAGCAATGTGCCACGGGTATCTGCGCTGTTCTCCACCGCCCACCCTTTTAAGAAGGCCATTTATGAGCACGCTTGTGATTACCGCCCCGCGACCGGCAGAAACCGCCGAGCCGCCGATAGCGAACACCTTTTTTTGGCCGGATGTGGATGTGCAGCGCCTGCGGGAAACGCTGCGCTATGAAGGCACCGTGACCGCGCAGCGCCTACGCCTGGCAATCAAAACCGCGATGTCGGAAGTCAACGCCGAGCTGCACGACTACCGCGCCGCCCAGATGGACGCCGGGTTTAAAACGCTGGCCGAGGTGCCTGCGGAAACGTTCGACGGCGAGAGCGAAAAACTCGGCCATTACTTTGCCGCCGTGAGTGCGCTGACCGCCGCGACCATCGTCGAGCGCTACCGCAGTTATGACGCCAGCGGGGCCAAAAAGGCCGCCGACGTAGAGGCGTCTGCCGATGAATACTGGCGCGATGCGCGCTTTAGCATCAGCAAGCTGGCCGGACAGCGGGCCTGCATCATCGGGCTGCTGTGATGAAAGTCTATGCGCAGCAGGGCGAGACCGTAGACGAGATCTGTTTTCGCCATTACGGGCGCACGCAGGAGGTTCTCGAACAGGTCTATGCCGCCAATCGCGGCCTGGCTGAACAGGGGCCGGTGCTGCCGCACGGTTACCCGGTCGAGCTGCCTGCGCTGTCGGCCGCCGCCGCCAAAGAGACCCTTAACCTGTGGGATTGAGCAATGGAAAAACAGAGTTCGCTTATCAGCTATCTGGTAGGCCTGGTCATGATGTGGTTCAGCCGTCACACCATCCAGGACATCGCGTTTATGGTGGGTGCCGTGGTGGCGGTGGTGACGCTTATCATCAACGTGGCGACCTTTTTTATTAACTGGCACTACCGGCGCAAAACCTATGAGCTGTACCGCCAGGCGGCGGAGGGGGTGACCGGTGAGCCAGGCTGTTAAACGCTGTACTGCGGCGGCGGTACTGGCCTTTGCTGCGCTGCTGCCGCAGGTCAAAACCCTGAAAACCTCTGACGCCGGGCTGGCGCTGATCGCCGATCTGGAGGGGTGCCGCACCTCGCCTTATCAATGCAGTGCAGGCGTCTGGACAAACGGCATCGGTCACACGGCGGGCGTCACGCCGCACAGCCGCATTACCGAGCGGCAGGCGGCGGTCAACCTGGTCTATGACGTGATGCGTGTTGAACGCGGCATTGATGCCTGTATGCCGGTCGCCATGCCCCCGCCGGTTTATGACGCCGTGGTGTCATTCACCTTTAACGTCGGCGTCCGGGCCGCCTGCGCCTCGACCCTGGCCGCCTTTATCAACCAACAGCAATGGGGTCGCGCCTGCAACCAGTTGCCGCGCTGGGTCTATGTCCGGGGCGAACGCAACCGGGGGCTGGAGAACCGGCGCGCCCGTGAAAAGGCGTATTGCCTCCAGGGAGCCGCATGACGCGCATTTTGCTGCTACTGCTGGCGCTGTGTGGGGGCGTGCTGGCCTATACCACCTGGCACGCGGCCGCACTGAGTCATGACCTGACCGACGCCCAACGCATCATCGGCACGCTGTCGGCAGGCATCGAGAGCCGGGACAAGGCGATTAGCCGGTTACAGGAGGATGCCGGAGCGCGTGAGCAAAACGAGCTGGCGCTGCGTCAGCTTCAGGGCCGGGCCGCTGCTGCTGCCCTGCACCGGGAAATGCAGATACAGAGAGAGAATGATGCCGATAAAACCCTGCGTGATTGGGCTGCTGTGCCTTTGCCTGCTGCTGTGCGGTTGCACAGCCGCCCCGCCTTCAGCAACGCCCGTGATTATCTGGGTTGGTTGTCCTCGCGTGACAAGCTGCCCGATCCCGGCCAACAGCCTGAAGACCAACGCTGACCTGGCCGCCGATAACCGGCAGCTAGAGGCGGCGCTTGCGGCATGTGGGTTGCAGATAGAAATCATCAAACAATGCCAGGAGCAACACGATGTTAAAACCGGCCCAACTGCGCGAGGCGCTGACCCGCAGCGTGCCGCTGCTGCAAAGCAGCCCTGACTGCCTGCACATGTTTATCGACAACGGGCGCATTGCCTCGACGCTTGCCGCCTCGCTGTCGTTTGAATATCAGTATCAGCTTAACCTGGTGATAACCGACTATGCCGGAGACATCGACCTGATTGTGGTGCCGGTACTGGCCTGGCTGCGCGAGAACCAGCCCGACATCATGGCGACCAAAGAGCGGCGCGAGTCAGGTTTTGTGTACCGGGCTGATGTGATAAGCGACACCCTTTGCGACATCAGCATTGACCTGCAACTGACTGAACGCGTGATCGTGAAACAGCTCGGGGAGGCGCTGCATGTTGACCATGTGCCGGAGCCGCCGGAGCCGGAGAACGCGGCGCGGCCCGCGCAGCTTTATATCAACCGTGAGCTGGTCAGCGAGTGGCAGGCATGAGCGAGTTACAGGCGTTTGAAGACCGGCTATCGGCACTGATCGCCAACCTGTCACCGGCCGCACGCAAAGAGATGGCCAGGGACATCGCCAAGCGCCTGCGCGCCAACCAACAGCAGAACATCAAGCGGCAACAGGCCCCGGACGGCACGCCGTTTGCGCCGCGCAGAGCACAGCCGGTAAGAGGTAAAAAGGGCCGGGTGAAACGGGAGATGTTCGCCAAACTGCGCACGGCCAAATACATGAAGGCAAAGAGCAGTGCTGATGAGGCTGTGGTGGAGTTCACCCGCAATGTGCAACGCCTGGCGCGCGTGCATCACTATGGGTTGCGTGACCGACTGGGTCGTGAGCGGAAAAAGGTGCAGTATGAAGCAAGGCCATTATTTGGATTTAATATTGAGAACATGAAAATGCTTAAAGATATGTTTTTTGAGTTTATTTAAAATTAGACGTGCAAGAGGGAGCGGTTTTTCAAAAAAAGCGACTTCATTATAGAATGAAGTCGCTTAAGTTTACTGCCCTTTGACGCCTTTTATAATATTGGCAACTTGCTCTAACCCATCATAAGAGGATGGTATTTTTTCATCGCTTGACATTATGTTTGAAAATATGATTAGTTCAAATTTATCCAGAGCCTCTTTGTTGGATTTTTTTATCTCTGTCGAATATTTTGTGTAGTCCTGTATAAATTGACAGAGGGTTTTTCTTAGTTCAATTTGGTTTATTTGAGAGCTGACTGATTGGTAGTTAATAAGTGATATTCTAAAATAGTAAATCAGAATAAAAGTAAGAGAGACCATAGGAACCAAACTGATGCTTAATAGTGCAGTTGGAAAAGTTGCCGCTTTGAAGTATAAAAATATCAGCTCTAAAGAAATAGGCGTTAAAACCAAGAAAGCAAGTGAAATTAGCAAATAAAAGGTTCTTTTTTTTTCTTCCTTTTTTTTAGAAGATAAGTCATCAAATCCCTTGTGAAGTCCAACAAAGTTAAATGCGGATTGGTAGTTGTCTAATATATTTGATAATTCCTTTATTCTTTCTTCTTTGGTTGTTAGCTCGCTTTCTATTTTTTGCATAATTTCTTCAGCTTTTAAAGATACCGAAGGAAAAGCTTTTAGAGCTGTAAAGTCCTCTCCATGCAAAAGTTCTTTCATGATAGATATAGGCATTTCTCTTAACGCATACTCTATTTGAATTCTTGCGTCATCTGAAAATAAATTTAATTGATGTATGGCAAATGATTTTATAGATAAATAATCCCTTCCTAGCTCTCCTTTAGAGTTTAAGTTTAATTCTATTAAAAAGCGAAATGCACTTGAAAATATGTTATCAATGCCTTCCCTACTGGTGTCGGCTTCTTTAAGGTCGCTTAGGAATCTCTCGGAAATATAGTTTATGTTTACTTGTGTTTTTTCTTCTAACTCTTCGGTTCTGTGAGTGAAGCTTTCTAAAAGAACTATGGTCTTATCGTTTCTATTCTTTTCAAAGCTGTTTCCTGTAGGTTGGTTTTTTAGGACTAAGCAATAGTTTCTTATTGCAGTTTTTACTTCTGGCTTCGAAAAAAAATCTCTTTTCATAATCATTCTCTTTTGGTTTTTATGAAGCTATTTGTTGTGTCATAAGCTAGTAAAACAAAATCGATTGTTCCACTAATCTTTAAAAATCACAATAATCTAATGAATACATATGAACAAACTACTGATCTCTTGCGCCTACTGCGCAACTTCATCCGCATCGGCACCGTGACCGACGTCGATTTAAACGCCGGACTATGCCGGGTGCTGACCGGCGGCAATACCACAACCTGGCTGCACTGGCTCACCGGCAGCGCCGGGCGTGTGCGTGCCTGGCACGCGCCGTCTGTGGGTGAGCAGGTGCTTATCCTGTCACTCGGCGGCGAGCTGGACACCGCTTTTATCCTGCCGGGCGTGTTCTCTGATGCTTTCCCGGCCCCGTCGGCCTCGGCGGACGCAGTTCATCTGTCGTTCCCGGACGGCGCAGTGATTGAGTATGAACCGGAAACCGGTACGCTGAGGGCTGAAGGCATCCAGTCCGGGCTGATTAAGGCGGCAGTGAAAATCACCCTCGATACGCCGGAAGTGGAATGCACGCAGCACCTGAAGACGGCCACGCTGGAAGTCACCGAAGGCGGCACAATGAAAGGCAACGTTACGCACAGCGGCGGCCGCTTCAGCTCAAATGGCATTGTCGTGGATTCCCATAAACACGGCGGGGTACAGAGCGGCAGCAGCACATCAGGCGACCCTCAATGAGCACAGAAAACTATATCGGCATGAGCCGGGAGAGCGGCAAGGCCGTGGCTGACCTTGAGCACATCCGCCAGTCGGTGCGTGACATCCTGCTGACGCCAGTCGGCACCCGCGTGATGCGCCGTACCTACGGCTCACTGTTATCTGCACTGATTGACCAGCCGCAAAACGCCGCGCTGCGCCTGCAAATTATGTCGGCCTGCTATACGGCCATCCTGCAATGGGAGCCGCGCATCACGCTGACGGCCATCAGTTATGAATCGACCTTTGACGGCGGCATGGTTGTGGAGATTACCGGCAACCGCACCGACACCGCGCAAGGGTTTTCCCTTTCCGTTCCCGTGAGCTGACTATGCCAACCATTGACCTGAGCCAGTTACCCGCGCCCGCCGTGGTCGAGGCGCTGGATTATGAAACCCTGCTGGCCGAGCGCAAGGCCACGCTGGTATCACTCTACCCCGAAGACCAACAGGAAACAGTTGCACGCACCCTGGCGCTGGAGTCGGAGCCGGTGGTGAAGCTCTTACAGGAGAACGCCTACCGCGAGCTGATTTTGCGCCAGCGTGTCAACGAGGCGGCCAGGGCGAATATGGTGGCCTATGCCAATGACGCCGACCTTGACCAGCTTGGAGCCAATAACGGCGTAACCCGCCTGACGCTGACGCCTGCTGATGCCTCCACGTTGCCGCCCACGGCGGCGGTGATGGAGAGCAACGAGGATTTTCGCGTGCGCATTGCAGCCGCCTTTGAAGGGTTAAGCGTGGCCGGGCCAACTGGCGCGTATGAGTATCACGCCAAAAGCGCCGACGGCCGGGTGGCAGATGCCTCGGCGATCAGCCCGTCGCCTGCCTGCGTAACCATCACCGTGCTGTCACGGGAGAACACCGGCGAGGCCAGCGCTGACCTGTTGGCCGTGGTGGAGGCGGCGCTTAACGATGAGGACGTGCGCCCGGTGGCCGACCGCATCACCGTGCAGTCAGCACAGATTGTTGACTACCAGATTGAGGCCGAGCTTTACCTCTATCCGGGGCCGGAAGCGGAGCCGATCCGGGCCGCCGCCGAAAGCAAACTCGCCGCCTTTGTCAGCGCGCAGTCGCGCCTCGGCCGGGACATCCGCAAGTCAGCGCTCTATGCCGCCCTGCATGTGGAAGGCGTGCAGCGGGTTGAGCTGCTGAAACCTGTTGCAGATGTGGTGCTGGATAAGACGCAGGCCGCCTATTGCAGTGCGCATCGCATCACGGTCGGGGGTTCCGATGAGTGACCGCCTTTTACCGGTCGGCTCCAGTGCGTTAGAGGTGGCGGCGGCTGAAGCCTGCGCCCGGATTGAAAGCATCCCGGTGCCGCTGCGCACGCTGTGGAACGCGCAGACCTGCCCGGTAGAGCTGCTGCCCTATCTGGCGTGGGCCTGGTCGGTTGACCGCTGGGACTCAAGCTGGCCGGAAGCCACTAAGCGGTCAGTGGTGGCGGCCTCGGAATATGTTCACCGGCATAAAGGCACCATCGGCGCGCTGCGTCGCGTGGTCGAGCCGCTGGGGTATCTCATCCGCATCATCGAATGGTGGAAGACCAACGAAGCCCCCGGCACCTTTCGCCTGGATGTCGGCGTGCTGGAAACCGGCATTACCGAGGCGATGTATAACGAGCTGGAGCGGCTGATAGTCGATGCCAAACCATGCAGCCGTCACCTGGTGGGATTGTCTATCAACCTGGACGTTACCGGTGCGCTGCCGGTCGCCGCCGCCTGCTATAGCGGTGATGAGCTGACCGTATACCCCTATTTTCCTGAAACCCTGATTGTGTCCGGCACGGGCTATACCGGCGGCGCAGTCCACGTTATCGACAGCATAAGAGTGAACCCATGACGGCAAAATATTATGCCTTGCTCACCAACCTGGGCGCGGCCAAGCTGGCGAACGCTGCCGCCCTCGGCACCAAGTTGCAAATTACACAGATGGCCGTGGGAGACGGCGGCGGCGCACTGCCGACCCCGAACGCCACGCAGACGGCGCTGAAAAGCGAAAAACGCCGGGCGGCGCTGAATACGCTGAGTATCGACGCGGCCAACAGCAGCCAGATTATTGCCGAGCAGGTTATTCCTGAAAGCGAGGGCGGTTTCTGGATCAGGGAGATTGGCCTGTTTGATGCCGACGGCGCGCTGATTGCCGTGGCGAACTGCCCGGAAACCTACAAGCCGCAGTTGCAGGAGGGTAGCGGCCGCACGCAGACCGTGCGCATGATCTTAATCGTCAACAGCACTGAAGCGGTGACACTGAAAGTTGACCCGTCGGTGGTGCTGGCAACGCGCAAATATGTTGATGATGCGGTGATCACCGTGAAAGCCTACACCGACGACGTAATGGCAAAGCACCTGGCGGCCAAAGATCCGCACACGCAATACCTGAAGGCAGCCAGCCAGTTGAGCGAGATTAAAGCGCAGGGCAGCGCTGCGATGGCAAAGGCCCTGAAAAATATCGGGGCCATGCCGTTTTATGCCACGGCGTTAAATGTTGACCTAGATACGCTCGGCCCGGACGGCGCAGGGGTGTATTACAAAGAGACTGACAGCGCGGCCACGCCGGAACTGCACTACCCGGAAAAGATGTCAGGCACCCTGTTGGTTATCCCGTCTGGTTACGGCGTGCAGCAGGAGTACACGACACGGCTCGGCAGTAAATACGTGCGCGGTCTGACCGGCACCTGGAACGGTAACGGGCCGTGGCGTGCATGGACGCCGATTTATTCATCAGGCAACCTGCCACCGTACCCGGTGACAACAGTGAATAATAAGACGGGTGATGTGCTGTTAAGTGCAACAGATGTTGGTGCGCTGCCGGTGATCGTGACCAGTATCGGCAATACCAGCATTGATGCCTATGGGCTGGATCATCTCGGTATCTATCAGCAATCCCTGGCGGCAAACGTCACCACGGCAAACGGCTTTCCTGCTGCGGCGACGGCGGGCGGTACGCTGGAGGTGCTCATCGGCCCCTATATCGGCGGCGTGCTTCAGCGCTACACCGAAAAGCATACCGGGCGTACCTGGGCGCGCACGTTGACCGGGAACTGGAACGGCAGTAATGGCCCGTGGTCGGCCTGGGCGGCGATGTACTCTGAAAACAACCCGCCGAAAGCGTCTGATGTGGGGGCGGTAGCTTATAACAGCAGCTCGCTGTCCGGCGATCTGAACACGCTCGGCCCGAACAGTATCGGTGTGTACTACAAGAACGGCGATAACGGGGCCACGGCCGCGCTCAATTACCCTTATCCCGTGTCCGGCACGCTGTTGGTGCTCCAGTCCGGCTGGAACGTGCAGCAGGAATACACTACTCGCACCGGTAAGAAGTATGTGCGCGGGCTGACCGGCACCTGGAACGGCAGTAACGGGCCGTGGGCGGAGTGGATGCCGGTCGGGGATTGCCCGGTAGGCGCACCTGTCCCATGGCCGGGGGCCGCAGCGCCGACGGGCTGGCTGAAATGCAACGGCGCATCCTTCAGCGCAAACACTTACCCGGAGCTGGCAAAAGCCTATCCGTCGCTCAAGCTGCCGGATTTACGCGGCGAGTTTATCCGGGGCTGGGACGATGGACGCGGAGCAGACAGCGGGCGCGCACTGCTTTCTGCACAATCGGATGCCGTGGGTTTTACCTATAACGCTGACAAGATGAAATCCGTAACGGTGAACGTTGACCATACTCCCGCAGGCACCGATGCAATTGACGGTTTGCAGAGCGGGCCGGGTTTTCTTGATAACGGCACAACGTCTATTTCCCGTGCCGGTGTGAAAGCCGCAACGGAAACCCGGCCGCGTAACGTGGCATTTAACTACATCGTGAGGGCCGCATAATGGCAGAGATTACCGAAACCCTGGAAACCGTAGACGCGCCGGTAGCCGACGCACCGGAGGCATTTGTTACCTTGGATAGCAGCGGCCTGGCGCTATCATCCGGGCTTATCACGGTCTACAACTATGACAGTGAAACCGGGGCCTTTACCGGGGCGACGCAGGAGTATGTGCCGGAGGGCGTCGGCATTCCGGCTTATGCCTGTTGTGATGCGCCGCCCGTGGTTGAGGCCGGAGAGGTGGCGCTATTTGTGGCCGGTGCCTGGCAGGTACAGCCGGACTATCGCGGGCAAACGGTCTACAGCACTGAAACCCGCAAGGCGACGGTGATCACTAAAGAGGGGCCATTGCCGGAGGGCATTACGCTGCTGCCGCCATCGAGTGAATTTGATGAATGGGACGGCGGGCAATGGGTGAAAAATGAGAGCGCCGAGAAAGCCTATTATGCCGGGAAGGCCAGCCAACAAAAAACCGACCTTATCGAACAGGCCACCCTGCGTATTCAGACCCTGCAAGATGCGGTTGACCTGGAGATGGCAACCGACGAAGAAACAGCACTCCTGGTAAGCTGGAAAAAATACCGGGTACTGTTGAGCCGGGTCGATACCGGCACAGCACCGGATATTACCTGGCCGCCCGTGCCTGAGTAATCTTAAGCATTAGTCATAATTGAACTTTAAAAAAGAAAGGCCATCTTTTAACAACCTAAATGAAGTAATAGTGTTGGCCTTTTCTATTATTTTAAAGAAAAGTCTATAACGAAATATCTCGTTAATTGAAAACCAAGTTATATAGATTAAAAATGCCCATGAGGCATACTTTATTGCTTCATATTCTTTCAGAAAAGTAACATTGGGATAGATTGTCATAAATCCTTCCCATAAGTACATCAAATGAAGAGGGAGTACTATCCCCATTACTACAACGAGAGCAGCTAAGAGAAGATAACTAGTGATAACCTTCCTTTTTACAAGGTAACATATGCCATTATCATTAGTTTTTATTAGGCCAGAGTGATTCCTTACTGCTTTTAGAACGTCTTCTATTTTTGTTGAATTCCCATAAGATGTATGAACTAAGATTGAATGGCAGAAATTAATATCTTCTTTGTGAAGAAGGAAATTAGCAATAAATTTTGATTCCAACTCATCTAATTCATTCCTTTTTTTATAAAAAAGCTCATTAAACCTAGATATTGCAAGTATTTTCTTGTCCCATGAAAATTCTTCAAATTTCTTAAGCCCATCATCATTTTTCTTTTTGAAGAGGTAAGCGATGATTGTTGGAGCTAATCCCTTGATAATTAGTGATATTAATGCTGATAGTATAGGGTTCAAAATGCCTCCTCTCACAAAATTTGGCTGAAGGGTAAGTAAGGAAATTAGCAAAGAAATTTAATTACTGCCAAATGAATTCTTACAGATTGTTGTGTCTTTCTTCAGTAAGAAGGGATTAGATGAATTACTTATATGAAGTATTCAAGATAGATACACCACCCACTATTTTGAGCACATCAGATGTCTGATTACCATCACGGTGTCCGGGTCGTCGAAGTCAACGACGGCACGCGCACCATTTCCACCGTCTCCACGGCCATCGTCGGTATGGTCTGCACCGCTGAAGATGCGGACGCCGCCGCGTTCCCGCTTGATACGCCGGTGCTGCTGACCAACGTGCAGGCCGCGATTGCCAAAGCAGGCAAAAAAGGCACCCTTGCCGCCGCCCTGCAAGCCATTGCCGACCAGTCAAAGCCCGTTACCGTTGTAGTGCGCGTGGCGCAAGGCGCGTCCAACGCCGAGACCATTTCCAACATCATCGGCGGCACCGATGAGAACGGGCAATACACCGGCATGAAAGCGCTGTTGAGCGCGCAGACGCAGCTCGATGTTAAACCGCGCATTCTCGGCGTGCCGGGCCTCGACTCGCTGGAAGTGGCGACCGCGCTCGCCGGTATTTGCCAGCAGTTGCGTGCTTTCGGTTATGTCTCGGCGTATGGCTGCAAAACCATTTCAGAGGCCATGAAATACCGCGAGAATTTCAGCCAGCGTGAGCTAATGGTGATCTGGCCGGACTTTATCGCCTGGAATACCACGGTCAACGCCTCGGAAACCGCCTATGCCACGGCGCGGGCGCTGGGCCTGCGTGCCAAAATCGACACGGATACCGGCTGGCACAAAACCCTCTCCAACGTCGGCGTGAACGGCGTCACCGGAATTTCTGCCGGGGTCTTTTGGGACTTGCAGCAGACCGGCACCGATGCCGACCTGCTCAACCAGGCGTGCGTCACCACGCTTATTCGCAAAGACGGCTTTCGCTTTTGGGGTAACCGCACCTGTAGCGATGATCCGCTGTTTGCCTTTGAGAACTACACCCGCACCGCGCAGGTGCTGGCCGACACGATGGCTGAGGCGCATATGTGGGCCAACGATAAGCCGCTGACCCCGACCCTGGTGAAAGACATTATCGCCGGTATCAAGGCCAAATTCCGCGAGATGGTGAGTGCCGGGTATCTGCTGGGCGCAGATTGTTGGTATGACGAAAGCGCCAACGATAAAGAGAGCCTGAAGGCGGGCAAGCTGTTTATTGATTACGACTACACGCCGGTGCCGCCGCTGGAAGATCTGACCCTGCGCCAGCGCATCACTGATACCTACCTGGCGAACTTTGCCGCCTCGGTTAACAGCTAAGGAGCCGGAGACATGGCACTGCCGAAAAAACTGAAGTACCTCAATTTGTTCAACGATGCGAACAGCTATCAGGGCGTAGTGGCCTCGGTCACGCTGCCGAAGCTGGCGCGCAAGCTCGATACCTATCGCGGCGGCGGCATGAACGGGGCCGCGCATATCGATATGGGGCTGGAAGATGATGCGCTGGATATGGAATGGAGTATCGGCGGCATTGATGAGCTGGTACTCGGCCAGTGGGGCGGCGGCACCGTGCCGCTGCGCTTTACCGGCTCTTACCAGCGTGATGACACCGACGAGATTGTGGCCGTCGAGGTCGAGGTGCGCGGCAAACATCAGGCGTTTGATTTTGGCGAGGCCAAACAGGGCGAAGACACGGAAACCAAAATCACCACCAAATGCACCTATTACAAGCTCACCTGGAACGGCAAAGAGCTGATTGAAATCGACACCATCAACCTGATCGAGAAGGTGAACGGCGTCGACCGTCTGGAGCAGCACCGCAAGAACATCGGGCTGGTTTAATTCTGATGCCAGCGCCCGGCGCTGGCGCTAACTGAGAGCAGAACAATGGAACAGAAAGAGAATATCGTTACCCTGGAAACCCCGATTAAACGCGGTGAAACCACGATCAGCCAGATTGAGCTGGTTAAACCCAACGCGGGCGCGCTGCGCGGTGTCCGGCTCTATGACCTGGCCGGGTCGGATGTTGATGCGCTGATGACCGTATTACCGCGCATCACCCTGCCGAGCCTGACTAAAGCCGAGTGCCTCAACCTCGACCCGGTGGATTTAATTACGCTCGGCGGCAAGGTGATCGGTTTTTTATCCTCGAAGTCGGACGCATAAGCTGGCCCCCCGGCCTGACGGTCAATGACCTGATGGCCGACATCGCCACGCTTTTTCACTGGCCCCCCTCTGAGATGTACCTCATGCCGCTGGCCGAGCTGCTCGACTGGCGGCACAAAGCCATGATCCGCAGCGGAGCACAACAGGATGAGTAACACCCTAAAATTGCAGGTGCTGCTGAAAGCCGTTGACCAGGCAACCCGGCCGTTTAAGGCGATCCAGAATGCCAGCAAATCCCTGTCCGGGGAGATCCGCGAGACGCAGGCCAGCATCAAAGCGCTGGATGCGCAGGCGGCCAAAATCGACGGCTTTCGCAAATCCAGCGCGCAGCTCGCCGTTACGCAGCGCGCCCTGCAAAACGCCAAGGCGGAAGCTGCCGCCCTGGCCGTGCAGTTTCGTAACACCGCCCGGCCAACCGCGCAGCAGGCCAAAGCCCTGGATACCGCCCGCCGAGCCGCCGCTGAATTGCAGGCCAAAACCAACAGCCTGCGCCTGTCCGTGCAGCAGCAGCGCGAAGCCCTGAACGCGGCCGGTATCTCAACGCGCAACCTGAACGGCGCGCAGCAACGCCTGCGCAGTGAGTCAGCACAGGCCACCCTGGCACTGAACCAACAGCGGCAATCGCTGCAACGGCTGAACCAGCAGCAGGAGAGACTCAACCGCACAAGTGAACGTTACCGCCAGGGGCAGGCGCTATCCGGCAGCGTGCGCAATGCAGGCGCGGCAGGGCTTGGGGCCGCCACGGTCGGCACAATGGCAGGCGTCACCCTGCTGCGTCCCGGCTACGACTTTGCACAGGCTAACTCCACGCTTCAGGCGGTGCTGGGGCTTGATAAGAACTCGGCAGACTTCCAGTCATTGCGCACGCAGGCGCGCAGCATCGGGGATAACACGGCGGCCTCGGCCAATGACGCGGCCAACGCGCAAATCATCATTGCCAAGTCCGGCGGCAGCGTGGATGACATCAAGGCAGCGACGCCGGTCACGCTGAATATGTCGCTGGCAAATAACCGCTCAATGGAAGAGAGCGCGCAATTGCTGATGAGTACCAAAAGCGCCTTTGGCCTGGCAAACAGCGAAGTCGCCCACCTGGGCGATGTCATTTCCGCCACGCTCAACAAAACCGCTGCCGATTTTGACGGGCTGAACGATGCACTGACCTACATTGCACCGGTGGCGAAAAATGCCGGGGTCAGCGTAGAGCAGACCACGGCCATGATCGGCGCACTGGCACAAGAAGGCACTACCGGCAGCATGGCGGGCACGGCCGTGCGGGCGATGTTGCTGCGCGTGCAGGCCCCAACCGGTGAGGCGTTTAAGTCGATTAAAGAGCTGGGCGTAAAGACGGCGGATAAAAAAGGCGACATGCGGCCCTTCTTCACCATCCTGAAGGAGATGCAGCAGACGTTTGACCGCAAGCATCTCGGCTCAGCGCAGCGGGCGGAATACCTGAAAACCATATTCGGGGAAGAAGCCGCAGCGGCAGCCGTGACGCTGATGAAAGGTGCCTCAACCGGCCTGCTGGATAACCTGACGCACACCTTCCAGAAATCAGACGGCAGCACGGCAAAGCTGGTTACCGTGCAGCAGGACAACCTCGGCGGCGATTTCAAAGAAGCGCAATCGGCGGCTGAAGCCATCGGCACCGACCTCTACGACCAGCAAGAGAGCGGCCTGCGCAGGCTCACGCAAGGCACCACGGAATATCTGCTGAAGGTGGATAAGTGGATACAAAACAACAGGACGCTGGCCGGAGGTATCGCCAATATTGCTATGGCAGGCGTCGGGCTGCTCGGCGCAATCGGCGCGATTGGGCTGCTCTCCTGGCCGGTCGTTGCCGGGGTCAATGCACTGATTGCCGCTGGCGGAATACTCGGCACCGCATTTTCTATTGCAGGCGGGGCAATCGCCTCGGCATTAGGGGCCATCTCGCTGCCCGTGATTGCCGTGGGGGCGGCCATTGTCGGCGCGGGGCTGCTCATCCGTAAATATTGGGAGCCGATCAAAGCCTTTATCGCCGGAGTTGCCGAAGGCTTTACCGCCTCAATGGGGCCGATTAGTGAGGCGTTTGCCCCGTTAAAGCCGTTATTCAGCGGGCTAAGTGACATATTAGGGTCGCTGTGGACAGGCTTTAAAAAGCTGATTGAGCCGGTGAAAGCCACGCAGGCAGAACTCAAGTCAGCCGGGGATCTGGGTAAATGGCTCGGCGATCAGATAGCGGGCGGGTTGAAAAGCGCAATAGATGTATTCGATGGGCTAAGTGACGGCATTGAGTCGTTATTGCAAAAACTCGGCATCGTTAAAAAAGAGTCTGAAGATCTCGACGAGAAGATGCCGAAGCCCGGCGATGTCACAGTAGGCGGGGCCGGGGCCGTGAGCGACAGTTACAGCTACGCTCCCGCACTGGGTGGTGCGCCGTTCTATAAGCCGGTGACGGTCGCGCCCGGCGGCGGGAAAACAGAGCAGAACACCTATACCAGTAGCTATGTGCTGAACATGCACCCCGGCATGACCAAAGACGACGCACTGGCCCTTATTGCGCAAAACAGCGCCCGCGAAAAACGTCAGGCCGCAGCCGGGCAGCGCAGCCGCATGGTATCGGAGGATTAATTTATGATGATGATTTACGGCATGATGGTGTTTATGCGCCAGACGCTGCCCTATGCGGAGCAACAGCGCAGCGTCGACTATCGCTGGCCCACAAACAGCCGTGTCGGTCAGCGCGCTTCTGCGCAGTTTGTCGGGGTCGGTGATGAGAAGATCACGTTAAACGGCGAGCTGCGCCCGGAAGTGACGGGCGGCGTGCTTTCGCTGCTGACCCTTAAGACAATGGCCGATGAGGGCCGGGCCTGGCCGTTGATTGGCGGGAACGGCACCATTTACGGCATGTTCGTGGTGGAGAACTTCAGCGAAACACATAGCGAGTTTTTTGCCAACGGCACGGCACGCAAGATTGGGTTTACCCTGGCCCTAAAGCGCGTGGATGAGTCGTTAACCTCGATGTTCGGCGACCTGAAAAAACAGGCTGACAGCCTGATAAGTGGAGCCGGTACGCTGCCGGGGCAGCTTACGACCGCCATGAATAATGCCAAAACAGCCGCGACCGATGCCGTAGGAGGGCTGTTTGCATGATGGGAATCAGCAGCCTGCCAGTACCGGCCGGGGCGCAATTAACGCCTGATTTTATGCTGTCCGTGAATGCTAAAGACATCACTACCAACATCCGGGCGCGCCTGATCTCGCTGTCACTCACAGACAATTGCGGCTTTGAGGCCGACCAGCTTGATGTCGAGCTGGACGATACCGACGGGCTGATTGAGCTGCCGGTGCGTGGGGCTGTGGTGAGGTTACATCTCGGCTGGAAAGGCGGCGCACTGGTCGATAAAGGCAGCTTTACCGTGGATGAGGTTGAGCACCACGGCGCGCCGGACACGCTCACCATCCGGGCCAGAAGCGCCGATTTTCGCGGTACGCTCAATTCACGGCGGGAAGTCTCTTATCACGATACGACCCTGGGCGACGTGGTGAAGCAGGTCGCTGAGCGCAATCAGTTAACGGCAACCCTGGTCGATGGGTTTGCAGGCATTGCGCTGGCGCATATCGACCAGACGCAGGAGACGGATGCGGCGTTTTTAACGCGGCTTGCCGCCCTGCATGGGGCGGTTGTGGCGATAAAAGCCGGAAAGCTGCTGTTTATGCGTCCCGGCAGTGGGGTTACGGCCAGTGGAAAGCCGATTCCTCATTTGACCCTGACGCGCCAGGACGGCGACCGGCACAGCTTCAGTATTGCTGACCGGGGAGCCTATACCGGCGTAACGGCGAGCTGGTTACACACCAAAGAGCCGAAGCTCAAAAAGGTGAAGGTGCAGCGTAAGCCGAAAGAGCAGCACCTGCGTGCGCTCCAGCACCCGGATGCCAAGAAAACAAAGGCGAAAACAGCCAAGACGCCGGAGGCGCATGAAGGGGAATACCTGGCGGGCAGTGAAGATAATGTGTTTGCGCTGACCACGGTTTACGCCGGTAAAGCAGCGGCTATGCGCGCCGCCCAGGCGAAGTGGGAAAAGCTTCAGCGAGGCGTGGCAGAGTTTTCGCTAACCCTGGCAATGGGGCGGGCCGATCTGTTCCCTGAGACGCCGGTGAAGGTAAGCGGCTTTAAATCAGTGATTGATGCACAGCCGTGGATCATCAGTAAGGTGCTCCATAACCTGAACAGCAGCGGGTTTACGACGACACTTTCATTGGAAGTATTACTGTCAGATGTTGAATATGAGGCCAGTGAAGACAGCGGCTAA